CTTGTTTAATCAAACAGCAATGGGGTCAAAACCTTAAGAAGTTTGAAGGTATGAAAATGCCAGGTGGACTGACTTTTAATGGTCAAAAAATATACGATGAAGCCACTCAGGAAAAAGCAGATCTAGAGCGTGAAATGATTTACACATACTCGCTACCAGCTGTAGACATGATTGGATAATTATGGCCACTAATTTTTTCTTCAATAATTTTCAAGCCAGTCAAGAACAGCTTTTGTTGGAAAATTTGATTATTGAATCTATGTCTATATATGGGCATGATGTCTTCTATATTCCACGAAAATTAAATAATTATGATTCGGTTTATGGAGCCGACGATTCTTCAAGTTACGAAGTTGCATATCCTATAGTCATGTATATTGAATCCGTCGACGGATTCACAGGCGATCAAGAATTTTTATCCAAATTTGGCGTTGAGGTAAGAAATCAAGTTACATTTTCAGTAGCTACGAGAACTTTTAACGAAGAAGTTTCAGAATATACTACGCAAATTAGGCCAAACGAAGGCGATATTATTTGGTTTCCATTGAACCAAAGAGCTTTTGTCATTAGATTTGTCGATAAGTATCAAATGTTCTATCAACTTGGTAAGTTATATACTTGGAAAATGACCTGTGAAGTATTTGAGTATTCTGGAGAATTACTCAACACAGGTATACCTGAAATTGACGCTTTACAAAAACAAAACAGCCAGAATATTCTTGATTGGACTATAAACAATGAACTTAACCAAGAAATTAAAACAGAAGAGAATGATTATATTATTCTAGAAAACTCTGCTATTGGTAATATCACAGCCGATGATAGTGATGAAATTCAAGCCGAGTCTGATCAATTTGTAGATTTCTCTTCAATAGACCCATTTAGTGAAGGTAAAATATAATGTTTGGTCAGCCATTTTACTTTAGTTTGATTCGAAAATATGTAATTCTGATGGGTACGTTATTGAACAATATTCGTATCACTAGAACAGATTCATCAGGCAATGTGACTGCTTTGTTGAAAGTTCCAATTACATATGCAGCAAAAGATAAAATGCTTGCTCGTGTTCTTCAAGATCCTGCACTAGACAAAACTAATGCTGTTCCTGCTATGCCTATGATCTCATTTGAGATGGGCAAAATGGAATATGATGGCACCAGAAAACTAAACACTATTGGAAGAATTGCAGTCAAAGACGCTGATAACATAAGCAAATTTAAATATCAATATAATCCTGTTCCATATAACATAAATTTCAAAGTATATATCTATGTCAAAAATGCTGAAGACGGAACTAAAATTATCGAGCAGATATTACCGTATTTTACTCCAGATTGGACGACTACTGTCAATCTTATTCCTGAAGTAAATGTAACAATGGATATTCCTATTGTTCTTAACAACATTAACCAGATTGATAAATATGATGGTGATTACTCAGAGAGAAGAGCAATCATTTGGGAACTAGATTTTACTTTAAAAGGTTACATTTATGGACCAGTGAAGTCTTCTGGCATTATTAAGTTCATTAGAACTCAGTTCTATATACCTTCTACAAACACAGCCGCTCAGGGTAGAGGTATAACACCGATGGCAGAAAAGATTACTATCCAACCAGGTTTAGACGCAAACGGCGATCCTATTACATATACTGGAAAACCAAATGCGAATACGGGAACTTTACCATATACAGAAATTGACGCTGATGATGATTATGGATTTATCACTCAAATTTACAACACTGATGAGATCGAATGACAGAAAAAGATGATGATCCAATTGGTAAGGCATTAGGTTTGCCTCCATTGGAATATGAGAAACAAGTTGATGATTTGATAGCAAAGGCTCACGATGATTCCGCAAGGAATGATTTCGAAGCAGCACGTGCTAATCTCTACGAAGTAATTCAAACAGGCCAACAAGCCATGGACAAGCTATCTGAAATAGCTGGTCAATCTCAACATCCACGTGCATTTGAAGTTTTGGCTAAACTTATGGATACAATGGTTAACACCAACAAAGAATTGTTACAATTACAAACAAAAATTCGCGAGATTGATGCTGCTGACTCTCCAATCAGCGATAAAGCCCAAACTATCAATAACAATCTATTCGTAGGTTCAACCGCTGAATTGCAAAAAGTTCTTAAGGAAATGAAGAACAATGAATGATTTGACAGGCGGTTATAAGGGTAATGTTCTTCTAAAAAAGACTAATCAAAATATAGAATGGACTCCGGAATTAGTTCAGGAGTATGTTAAATGTCAACAAGATCCTATCTATTTTACTGAAAATTATATGAAGATCATCTCAATTAATGAGGGTCTTACAAGTTTTAAAATGTATGATTATCAGAAGGATATGGTTAGATCTTTTAAAGATAATCGTTACTCTATCGTCACTACTGCTCGACAGGCAGGTAAGTCAACCACTACCTGTGCATTTATCCTTTGGTATATAATTTTCCATCCAGATAAAACTGTTGCTCTGCTAGCCAACAAAGGAGATACGGCTCGAGAAATTCTTGGTCGTGTCCAGCTCGCTTACCAGCATCTGCCCAAATGGCTTCAGCAGGGTGTTGTTGAATGGAACAAGGGTTCGTTCGTTCTTGAAAACAACAGCCGTGTTTTGGCTGCTGCAACATCAGCTTCTGCCATCCGTGGTTATACCATCAACCTTCTGTTCATCGACGAAGCAGCGTTCATTGAGAATTGGGATGAATTCTTTACGTCAGTTTATCCTACTATTTCATCAGGCTCAGAATCTAAGATTATTCTAGTTTCTACTCCTAATGGTTTGAATCATTTTCATGCTACTTGGGCCAATGCTCAAAAAGGTCAAAATGGGTATCATCCTATTCTTGTTCACTGGACTAGTGTTCCGGGTAGAGATGAAAAGTGGAAATCTGAAACTATAGCAGGTATGAACTTCGACTTAGAGAAGTTCGATCAGGAATACAATTGTGAATTTTTGGGATCCTCTGGAACGCTAATTGCTGGTTGGAAACTTAAAGAACTAATTTCCCAAAATCCAATTTTACAAAAAGACGGTTTAACTCAATTCAAAGCGCCAGAACCTAACCATGTTTATATGATGGTCTGTGACGTTTCTCGTGGTAAGGGGTTGGATTATTCCGCTTTTCAGCTGATCGATGTCACTTCTATGCCCTATCAACAAGCGGGCGTTTATAGAAATAATGCTATTACTCCTTTAGATTATGCTGATATTATTCACAGAACAGCCAAAGCGTATAATAACGCTTCTGTATTGGTTGAAGTTAATGATATTGGAGAACAGGTTTCAACTTCATTGAATTATGATTTTGGGTATGAAAATGTGTTATTCACTGAAAATGCAGGCCGATCCGGTAAAAGAATCACAGCTGGATTCGGAGGGGGAAGTGTTGATAAAGGAATTAGAACTACTAAAATTGTCAAATCTATAGGATGTTCCATATTAAAACTTCTTATAGAACAAAACCAATTGATTGTCAACGACATAAACACTATTAGCGAATTAGGGACTTTTTCTAAAAAAGGAACTTCGTACGAAGCTGAACCAGGTAAACACGACGATTTGGTAATGTGTCTGGTTCTATTTGCTTGGTTATCAGATCAGCAATATTTTAAAGATTATACTAACATTAACACTCTTATGTCACTAAGGGACAAAACTGAAGAAGATATGGAGCAAGATTTAGCTCCTTTTGGGTTTGTGGACTCCGGAAGGGAAGATTTTATTGAAGAAGATTATGAAAAATTTATAGGCGATTCTTGGATGTGGAACCAACCACAGGACTTCTAAAAAAGCCCATTTTATAAATATAAAAAATTCATAATTGCAAGTTCTCGCAAAAGGGAGAAAAATAAATGGCTTTCCAACTATCACCTGGTGTAAATGTATCAGAAATCGATCTTACAACCGTTGTTCCTTCTGTAGCTACATCTGACGGTGCCTTTGCTGGCGTATTCCGTTGGGGTCCAGTGGGCGAACGTGTTCTTGTTTCAACAGAAGACGAGCTTATAAAAAGATTCGCCAAGCCAACCAATTTTAACGCTGAAACTTGGTTTACAGCTGCAAACTTTTTATCATATTCTAATCGCCTTTATGTTTCTAGAGCGGCAAAGGTAGATGGTTCTACTCCTGGGCCTCTAACTTTTGTTATCGCAGCAAACTCATCAGTTTCAAATAACATTTTGACTAGTGGATCTGGAGCAAATGTTGCTAATTTAGGTCTATCAGTTGGTATGTATATCAACCAGACTACTAATTCTAGTGCAATTGCAGCATCAAACGCATTTTCTATTGCTGCAATTAACTCAACTGCTATTGTTCTTAATCAGAGTATCTTTACTACAGACACTGGTGCAATTTCCGGCGCAGCTAATTCGAACATTTATTTCGGAAGGCCAGAAACTGCTTATACAGCTGTTGGTTTTGACGATTCTACAGGAACTCCATTTGTAGCTAACCTAGTAAATCAAATTGTAAAAAATCGTAATGTTTATGCCGATATGGATGGCAATTTTGATACTGATATTATTTACGTTGCAAAATATCCAGGTTTGATGGGTAATTCGCTGAGAGTTGCTATCTGCGATAACGCAAACAGCTATCAAGCAAATATTGCATTGACCAATCGTATCGAATTTAGAATAGGTTCAAATACAGGACTTGTAAAATTTATTGGTAATACCTCTACTAATTCTTCTATTACTGCAGTTCAGGCTCAGATAGCTGCTGGTGATAGAATTTTAGCTGGTAATAGTACCATCGGTTTCCAATATTTGCAAGTTAAAACAACTTCTGTTGTAACAAACACAACAGCTAACGTTTCAATTAGCGGAAACAACAACGTTAATACAAGCACTGGTTTTATTACTGTAACTAGAAATCCTTTCTCTAATGGCGACGCTGTTGTTTATTCTAATAATAATAGCGAATCAGTAATATCAGGTCTTACTAGTGGCACAACTTACTACGTAATTGAAGCCAATAATACATCGTTTAGACTCTCAACAACACCATTTGGCCAGAGAATTAATATTATTCAGACCAGCGGCGCAAACAGTAGCCTCCGTGCCAATACTAGTACATTAAATATTGGTTTCGAAGATCCATATAGACTACGTTCAAACTTTACTTTGAATAAGATTCAAAGATATTGGGAATTTTTTGACGTTGTTGATGGAGCTCCTGGTCAGTCAGAATGGCAACTATTCAATGGCAATACATCTGCAAACGATGAACTTCACATTGTTGTGGTTGATAATAGTGGTGCCTTTACTGGTGTGCCTGGTCAAATTCTAGAAGTTCACCAGAATCTATCTAGAGCTACAGACGCTAAAAACGAAGACAACTCTGTCAATTATTACAAGACAGTTGTAAACGAAGGCTCACAATATATTTGGTGGGCAAATGACAGAGCAACTGCTCCTTCTAATAACGCTCTAAACCTAACTTCATCAACTTCTTCAAGACCTGCTAGTGTTCAGTTATCACTCGGCGCTGACGGTCTTTCTGAAGAAAACGCTACTATTGATATTCTTGGTGAAGCATATGATCTATTCGTTTCGCCAGAAGATATCGATATTTCTCTTGTTCTGCAGGGTCGCCCAACAGGCGGAATGACAGTTTCTAGTGACGAAGACGGTAATGATGTAACGGTTCATAATTATGAGTTAGCAAACTATATCATCGATAATATTTGCGATACTAGAAGAGATTGCGTCGCCCTCATTTCTCCTGATAAGAGAACTGTAGTAAACAACATAGGTAATGAAGCTCTAGATCTTGTTGCTTGGAGAAATGTAATTCGTGACACTTCTTAT